ATGGACTTGCCAGAGAGTTGACCTTGGAGAAGGTCTTGGCGAATCGAGGCAACATTGTCAGCCTTGGTCTGGACATTGCCATTGATGATGATGGTGGTATTGCCAGCAGCCATCGCACCAGCCACAACTGGCGAGAAGCCGCCAGAAGCGCCAGCACCAGTTCCAGCGCCGAAGCTAGCGGTTGGGATATTGAGGGAGGATGTCGCATAAGAAGGAAGACCACCATTGCCAGCAGAGTTTCCAATTCCTGTGTTGGTTGTTCCATTGCCTACGGAGCCAGTGTTTCCACCAAGTCCGGGGATGGTGATTGTTGGTGGATTTTTGAGGGTGGCATAGTAAGCGTTCAACTCTTCAAGAGCCTTCTGCCATCCAAGGCGAGCAACATCGGCTGGCGATGAGAAGACGGATGCATCTATGGATGAAGCGCCAGTGACCTTGGCAATATAAGCCACCACTGCATCCTGCGAGATTCCCCACTTGGTTGCAAGGAGGGCAATCTCTTCGTTGGAGATATGGCTATCGGCAAGAACTGCGAGGAGGTCGGCATAGCGGGCAGTGGCTTCATTAGCGGCATTTTGGGCGCTAAGTCCATCCATGATTGCCTGAACGCGAGCTGCTTCTTCGATCTTGCCTTGCTTGACGAGGTTGAGGCGAGCCGCTTCGAGTTGAACAGGATCGGTCTCGGTCTTAGGAGTCACGCCCAATTTCTTGAGTGCGGCAATGCTGGCAATCTGAGCAGCAGTCAACTTGCTTGTTGCGGCAGCAGTCTTGTCATTAGCAGCGCCAAGATCAGTCGCACCCTTGAGAAGAATGGGGTTGGTGGCAGTCAACTTGACTGCTTTCATGTGAAAATTCTCGACCTTGTGACCAGCGTTGTTCAATGTTGTGGAAAGTTGACCCAAGCCATCGGCTGCATTCTTCGCCCAATTTTCCACACCTTTGTTGCCAGCAAGAAATGCGGCAGCGCGAACGACTTGTAAGAGTACGGAATCCACCTTGGCGGCGGCGGCTTGCAAGATAATGAAGACACCAACAACTTTGGCAAGAATGTTGACGATCGCTGCCCAAGCGTTAGCGAATGGCTGAAGATACTTGGGATTCTCGCGAAGGAAGTTGATCACCTTGAGCAATGCTGGAATGACATAGTTGCCAATGACCTTGACCACTGCATTGAAGGCAGGGAGGATCAACTGACCAACACTGTTGGAGAGTTCCTCTAACTTGACCTTCATTGCCTCGATCGGATGGGTTTGAGCATAGGCATCGGCTTGACCTTGAAGCGACTTGGTAAGTTGATCGCTGATGATCTTGAACTTCTCGGCTGCGGTTCCAGTCTTAGGAATGACCACGCCCAATGAAGTAAGCGCCCGGCTAGTCTTGCCTTCTGCTGCTCGACCAAGGGTGAGCATCGCATCGGTGAGGCTCATGCCAGTAGCTCTTGCGAGATTGGCGGCAAGTCCAAGATTGTTCATGGAGGCACTTGCGCTGTGGAAGATGATTGCACCGCGAGCAAGGGCATCAGCAGTCTCGACAGATGTGAAGGCTAAGCCAGCCATCTTCTCCATAGCCTTCTGGACTTCTTCGCTGTTGGAGTTGAGCGCAGATCCAGAGCCAGCAAAGGCGAAGTTCATTTTGGAGAACGCGCCATTGACATTCTCGGCAGTACGGATCGCATCCATGCCGAACTTGGCAACCTCGACCACAGCGAATGCCGCGCCGAGCTTCTTGCCTAATTCGGTGAATTGCTTTCCGATGAAGCCTGAATCCTCAGATAACTTCTTGAAATCTTTGGTTGCTGCCTTGGTTCCCTTGTCGGAGTATTCGGAAACAATACGAGCGACAACTGCGCCTCTGTTAGCCATTTATGCTCCTATCGAGATTCAAGGTCTTTTTGCAAAGTTGCTTTCGCTTCTTCAAGCGCAACAACGAACTTCTCTTCAATTTTCTCACGCCTACGATCAACCACGCGCCACACCACGCGGCTTGCTTCGCCAAATTTCTCGGTGAGGACTCGCTTGAACGCAGTTCCTTGAGGTGTCTTTCCCTCACCCTTGCGCCTTCCGGCAATCTCAAAAATCGCACCAGCGCGAGATTTGTTGATGAGCGCACCTGCGCTGGTGGTGTAATCACCACGAACTTTTCCTTGCGCTCGCGAGGAAACAATGCCAGAGACAACTTCGCCCGTATCCCAGACTGGAAGAACGCGAGTCTTGCTTGCCTTAGAAGTTGAAGCAACTTCTTTGGGTTGAGTCTGCCAATTTTTCAGAGGAGCGCCTTGTGCTGAAGCGGTGAGGATGATAGTTCTCGCCTCTGCCTTGGCGCTCCGAAGTTCATCATTGATGACCTTGTTGAAATTTTTGTAAGCATTTTCGTCAAATTCTTTGAGGTTGGCAAGAGTCTCATGGAGTCCAGTGATGACGATTCTATTCTCAGCCATCACTTCTCCCTTTGCCTATTGCGTTGCTCTAAATACGCCACCATCGCTTCGAGTATCCCATCGGGAGCATCGAGCAATTCGTTTGGTGCTATTCCTAGCTCTACCGCGAGAACTGCAACTGTATAAGTTAGGCTGTCGCGGTGGATTCTAAAGAAGGGTCAGTCACCAATTCAACGGACTTGATGGTGTCAAGGAAATCGCCACCGAAAGGCTTGACCACGATGCCGTTGCTCTGGAGAGCCTTCCAGCCTAGGTAGTAAATCTGTTCCATCTTCTGTTCCTCGGCGAGCAATTTGGCAAGACCCTTGCCGAACTTCTGCTCGAAGTCCACGATGATGCGAGGGCGTAAGGAATAGGTGTATTCCGTTCCATCTGCCATCACTACTTTGACTGAAAGACCATCCATGATGTTTCCCCTTATTTCTGTGAGTTAGTTGATTACGAAAGAGCCTTGGTGATTGCGCCAGAGACAGGCCATGTCACTGATGCTGTTGCCAACTGACCAATTCCACCCTTGAGTGGAGTCCAGTCAGCGACGAGAGCTGAGATTGTATATTGCGGATTGGTTGTGGTGGTTGTACCAGCAACAGGCTTGATCACGATTGAAGTGGTTGTGCCGAGTAGCGGATAGATGGTGGCTTCAACTGATGAGGATGCGAAATCCTGCATGAAGTCCAAGGTCACCTGATTGTCGGCAAGACCAGCAACGCGAGTCTTGGCAGTTGATCCGAATGTTGTTGTCTCCACGATGTCATACTTGGTTTCAAGTGTGATGTTCGAGATGTGATCGGATAGATCCACGCCACCAATGGTGATGGAAGGGTTAGTGAGTACGAGTTTAGCCATTTGTTATGCGCTCGCTTTCGTGATAGCACCGGTGATAGGCCATGTTACTGAGGCTGTTGCCAACTGTCCAATGCCACCCTTGAGTGGAGTCCAGTCAGCGACAAGTGCTGAGAATGTATAGGTTGGGTTTGTTGCTGATACTGCTGCGGATGTTGGTTGAACCACGATCGTGGTGGTTGAACCGAGAAGCGGATAGATAGTCGCTTCAACATTTGCTGCTGCGAAATCTTGGTGGAAATCGAAGGTGACTTGGTTATCTACAAGACCAGCAACGCGAGTCTTGGCTGCGCCAGTAACTCCGAATGCTGTGGTCTCAATAACATCATCCTTGCTTTCGATTGTGATGCTGGCGATGTGATCGCTCAAGATGACGGAGTTGATTGTCACCTTTGCATCTGTGAGAACGATTTTGCTCATTCGGTGGCTCCTTCAGGGGTTGATGGTGTTGGTGCTGGTGCTGCCTTTGGTGCTGGTGTCGCATCTGAGGAGATGTGACCGCCTTCAACGAGAGCTTCGATATTTGCTCCCATTTCTAGCAACTCTGCATCGGTGATGGAATCGCCCAACTTCTTAGGGGAATCCAAGCGATCGGATGTGATGATGTAAGCCATTGGCTTCTCCTTATGATTGGGCTGTGTAGGCGATGGTGAAATTGAGGACAACTGCTGAGCCAGAGGTTGTCTGGCGATAGGCAACCGAATTGGATTCGAGCCACGAATAGAAGCAAGTGCCAGTGAAGGTGGGATCAGTTCGGATCACTGTATCTACCGCCGAAAGCAGGTTGAATGCTGCCGTTCGAGATGACTTGAAGCTAGTCGAGCCAGACCATGCCCAGAGTGAGCAGTTGATGGTTCCTGACTCTTCGTGGACATCGGTGAAGTCCAATGGAGTGTTGCGGATATTGCCCACTTGCATTTCATTATCGCCGAGTGAGCCATCGTGACCGATAGCGATTGCGTTGCCGGGATAGGACTCATCCACTTCAGCGCCATCGAAGACCCGAACTCCTGAGAGGCTAGAAGCCGACCCAAGAGCTGTGATGATCTTGTCGATCATCGTGGGGTATTTGGTTGCAACTGTCATGGCTTATGCCAGTCCGGGGAATGAGGTGGGATCGAGAAGTTCCATTGCTCGGCGAGGAAGTGAATATGTAGGAGTCGAATACAACTCATCTCCACCCAATACGCGACCCATGACATTCATAGCACCGCGCTGGGTCTCCCAGAGATGCTTGATGATGACCAGAACGCCTTGCTTGGCGCTCATCGGAGGATTGACATATCCAGCAACATAGGTGATGGAGACATTGTTCATGCCAGCAGTCCAGTAGCCATAAGAGTTGGTCGCATAGAGCGTTCCTGACCCGATGCGGTAAAGGCGCTGTCCTGTGTAGTCAAGGACATAGTTAGAGGATGAAACTGTCGCGCCATTCTCGGTGACCGAGGTGATGCTGATCGCCTTCGGATTGCGAATGCGGATGAACTCGGTTCCGCCATCGTATAGCTCGTTGGTGTAGGTTCTGCGACCGAGAACTTGCCCGACATAGCCTTCAGCAAGATCGGAAGCGGCATCGATGAAGGAGCGAAGTTCCTCATCCATTGTGGTGTCGCTGGCAGGGATGTTGAGATATTCCTTGGCTTCAGATAGTCCGACAATACCCAACTCGTTGAAGTCGCGCACCACGAAGTCATCGGAATAGGCGCTGGCATTTGTGCCAGTAGCCACCCACTTGATTGCGTGTCTGCCTGTCTGAGAAGGCTGGAAGTCGCAGTTGTAGAGACCAGTCGAAGGATTGGTGACTGTGCCTGTGCTAGTTGTGCCGTCAGGAAGATAGATGGTGCAAGTGACCGCCGAAGCGTTGGCAGCAGTGCCATTGGCATCGGTGATGGTAATTCCTAGCGGAACGACATCGCCCAAGTCATAGTTCATCGGGGTCTCCTTGTAATTGTTGAAGTAGTGCGAGGTCTATTGGTAATGCCAGCCGAGGTGCGTGGTCGAGCTGTAATCGTTGACCCCACTCGCGGATTCTTGTCTGGACTCATTGTAGCGCCGACTCTGACTCGATTGCCTATGCTGGCAGTGATGCGTGGTCGAAGCGCGATGCTTCCACCGCCGATGAA